GCAATTATCTCTGCTCAATCCAAGTCATTGATGCGACAGCACTTTTTGCATTATTATTATTCGCCATATAAGCAACTACAAGAGTTAAAGTATCGCTGGTGATCGTTGTCCCAATACCAACTCTACCAATTTGTACTGCAGCTCTAGGATTGATTTCAATTCCTGTTCCTCCCCCACCACCTGTTACGAAACCAGAGTCTAAAATGATGCCGCCAGCAAAAGATGTTGCACTTACATCATATTGAGTAAATGAGTTTGGATCCGGGTGATTTGTAAATGCTGCTCCAACTAAAGTTGCATTTCTGATAATTTTATATGCAAGACCTGTATTATCAATTGTTGCTGCTTGGAAAAAAGTTGGAAGAACAATACCTTGAAGATCTGTAGATTTTAATTTAATACTAATCATTGGATAAAACTCATTAGCATTTGAAAGAGTTTTATATGTAACACTAGTAGAAAGTCCGGAATTAGTAATGTTTGCAGAAATTCCTAATTTTTCTGGAGTTCCCTCACTAATTAAAGAATTGGAACCTTGATAAAGATAATGAGTTCCTGCAGCACCAGTTACATTTGTAAGTTCTAAGCGAATTGGAAGAAATGGTGTTCTTGACCAAGGTTGATTTAAGTTATTTGCATTGTTAAAAGTATGAATTGCATAAGAAACTCCATCAATTGTATAACTGAATATTACCTGGCCAGCTCCATACCATTCATATTCAATATTAATCATATGCTGAGCAACCGCACTTGCAGTTATACCACTTGGACCAGTTCCGTCCAATTTATCACCATTCCAGTTTGCTCTTGCAACCCTTAGAAGAGATGTCCCTATACCAACACTATTGCGAATAGCACAATAATAAGTTCCATCTCCACCATCTTCAAAATATGCACCATCATTTTCGTCAAATAATCCAAATCTTCTACGAACTCCTGTAACTGGATTTTCGAGACGAACTGCAAAAGTTAATGAAGAAGTTCTACCTGGAATATAACGCATTACGTGTTTAGTCTGGCGAATAACTTCAGAACCAACCTGACTATCAACTGACATAATTATGCCAGAAAGAGATGAACTAAAAGTTGCTAATCCTCCCTTTGTTGTTTTTTCATCCCATACATCAGTTTCTTTACCATACTGGAAAGTATTAAAAAATGAAGTTTCGTATGGTGATACTTTTAGTCTGCCTTTGCTAGTATAAGTATCTTGCGCTGGTTTATATAAATGAGACATTAAACTACCCTCCAACCGTCTCTATAAGTAAAAGTAAGTGAACCAAAATCATATGCTAATATTGCTCGATCTTCTCCATCAATTAAATCTGAGCCTGATGGGACAATGTAAATATGTCTGTTCGCACCTTTAGATGCTTCTCCTCGTTCATCTTTTACTATGTAGGTAGATCCACTATCAACTGAAGGTGGTAATGTAATTGTTGCTGAAGAAGATGTATTTACGCCAACATAATAATCGCTTAAAGCAATTGTATATGATGATGAGGTGATATAAGTAGTTGCATAAGATACTGGACCTCCACCACATATCCATTTAACACCATTCCAAGTATAATAACGTCCAGCGGCTTTATATACTTGATTTACTGTGGGTGAATTTGGAAAATTAATTGCCATAGTTTTATACCTGCTGAATGGTTATAATGACTGATGGAATTCCTGGAATATCAACTGGAACATTCTCGCCTGGACCAACAATTACAGTTATTGGATTTGTATGTGTTAATTGCACTTGAGTATCATCTACCATCCACATATATTCAATATAGTCACCTGGATTCATACTAATAACAAAATTCCAAGAGGCAACGGTTTCTGCGTTTGTCCCCTGAACGGCAACAACACTGTTTGTATATGGTAAATTTACCCCATTTTTTCTCAACCAAATCCAAATATGTCCAGTTGCACCGGAGGGTTTATCTAACTGTACTGAAAACTGTGTATTATAAACTCCACCATAAGTAGAGGTAATTCTACTATTACTCGCTAAAGTAAATCCACTTTGCCCATCAACACTATTGAGAAGCATTGTTGTTGTAACACCAATTCCAGAACATGCCTGTGTTGTTGTGTCCGAATAAGCACCATAATATCGTGTGGCAGTTCCTAAACCAGTTGAACTGATAGTAACTGTACCAACTCCACTGGATGGGGAGATAGTTATACCAGTTCCTGCAATAATTTGATTTACAATCGTTGGCTTATTCAGAATGGATGAGATACCAGTTATTGTATTCCAATCACTATTGACTTGTGCTGCTGGAATAATTGGTTTATTTAAAATTGAAGTAACTCCAGTTACTGCATTCCAGTTTGCATTTAATTGTGATACACCTGTGCCACCAATACCAGTAGCACTGATAGTGATATATCCAGTGTTTGCTGATACATCAACACCAGTTCCTGCAACAATATAAGTGGCAACTCCACTTAAATTCGCACCATTACCATAATATGAAATTGCAGTAACAACTCCAACCGACATTCCCAGATTGGAGGTATTTCCAAATCCTAAAGTTGTATTTAAATCTTGTTGAGTGTCACCTCCTCCTCCACCACCTCCAGCACCACCACATCCTGGTGCAAATTCTACCCACTGAGTACTATCACCATCACTATAATAAAGATATGGTTTTCCAACGGTACTATCCCACCAAAGTGGATAAATTACTGGATCTACGGGAGGAGCATCTCCAATAGTAAGTCCAATTCCAGTAATGGTTACAATACCAACATGAGATGAAACAAAGATATTTGGGCCAGCGTCAATATAAGTTACAATTCCACTTAATGTTGATCCATTATCTGTTCCTATCCACTTATTGATAGTTTCATCATATTGGAGGAAATAATTGTCTGTTTTAGCACTATCTCTATCAACATCATCTAAAAACTCAAGGCGAGTTTCGCCACCTCCACCTAATGTGGAAAGTTGTTGTTGAATGCGAGTAATGAAGAGTCTATAATGATTTTGAAGATCCTCTAAAGTTGCAAAATTTTGATCCAGTGGAGTTAGGGGATCTTTTTGAACTTTGGTATTTGATGGTTCTGCTAGAATTCCTAAAGATTTTTCTATTAAAGTTTTTTCTTCTTCCTGATCTTTTACTATATTAGTTACAATTTCTTGAACTTCTTCAATAACATTTTCTACAATTTCTTGAACCTGCTCAATTGAATCTTCCTTTATTTTATCAGAATATAACCAATTTTCGAAGGATTCTAAAGTTTTTTCTTCCTCCTTCTTTTTGATTTTATTCTCTTTTTTTAGAGATGCTACTTCTTCAAAAATAGAGTTTAAGTTTAAATCACCGACAATAGAATCAAACTTTTCTTTTCTTTTCTTTTTATCTTCCGATACAAGTTTGAAAAAGTCAGATAAATCTGCCATTGATTATCACTCTTCTTCTGTACTTATAAACATAGAATTTGCTACTTCTGGACGAAATCCATCAACTCTTTCTGCTGACTTAGTGAATAAAAGATCTTTAATCTTATCACTAATCTGAGAAGGTGCTTCATCCGAAGCAATCAGGTCCATTAAATCATCCATTGTTATAAATCCAATTACTAATCGCTTCTATTTATATTTCGCCACCCTTGGGCATTTCTACTGGTTTACCTGCAGCCATAACGTCTCTTTCCTGAGAACGAAGATCAGGTTCCATTACTGGTTTACCCAAATCCATTTGTGATGTTTGATCTAAAGGTAATCCAGTCTGAGGATCAACTGGTTGATTTGGATCTGGAATTACTCCACTTTCAATTTCTTTTTTGATCAGAACATCTTGTTCTAAAATTTCAGTATCAGTTTGTCTGAGAATCTTTCTTCTTACATAGTCCTGAGAGAAATATTTTCCAATATATGGTTCTGCAACTTGAACCATATTTAATCTTTCATTTAAGAGTTCGGCATCTTTAAGTTCAGCAAAATGATTATCATAAAGAAAATCATACTGAATGTGCTCTGACATAATATTCCAGTCTTCTGGAGTAATAATGTTCTTAAGAATCAACTGAGTCTTAAGCATATCACTAAACATATATGAAAATCTCTTTCTCAATCTTGCGACAAACTTACTGAATTTAACTTCATCGCGAAGAATTTCAGACGAACGTCCTAAGTTGAATCCACCCTCCCCATCCATTCTTGATGGGGGAACATTTAGTGAGCGGTATAATTTCTTCTTAAAATATTCAATATCAGTAATTTCTCCAAGGTTTTGTCCCCCGGGAAGTGTAGAGATTTCAGTTCCTCTACCACCTTCACGGCGAGGCAACCAAAAATCTTCGAGCATTGACATGAACTTTTTATCATCTCGTATTTCGCCTGTGTTAGCATCATATACAAGTTTATTGCGATAGCGCATCATAACATCGCGGAGATATTGTTCCGCTTTAACCTTAGGAAGATTGCCAACATCAATATAGAAAATTCTTCTTTCAGGTGCTCTTGATAGACGATAGATTACCAAAGAATCCTCAATCATTCTCAATTGATTGAGAGATTTGATGGCTTTATGTAAATATGAAAGTGTTGATCCTTTATTTCTGTCAACTAAACCTGACGTACAATAAGTGACAGAATCTCTGGTCATTTTAATACCAGCATTAGATCCTCCAAGGTTTCCTGGTGCTGGAGTTCCTGTAGGATACGTCATTTTTGGTTGGTAAATGAAGTATTCTTCAATTCCAGGAAATTCGTAATCCATTGGATTATCAATATTCCTATTAGTTACTCTATATTTGTCTTCTTCTGTTTTCTTTGCTTGTCTGACATAACGCATTTTCATTGCGTCTATGTATCTTAATTCCTGTATGCCTGCCTCAGGATTTTTAAGATCAATTACTTTGTGGTAATAAAGTCTACCATCAACATACCAATTTCTATAAATTTCATGTGACTTTTTATCAAAATCAAGAAGTTCTAAAATATGTTTAAATTCTTGTCTTATTTTCTTCTTAATTCCATCACTAGCATTTAAATTATCTAGATCAATTTGAACGGGACTATCGTTAGTATCACTTACAAGGGCTTCATTTACAATGTCTTCGATAGCACTGTCGCATTCTGGATGCAGTGCCATTTCACGATATCTTTTAATTAGATCAAACTCTGTTCTATAAACACCTTCAATATCTACATAAGAACCAAAAAATCCACTACTTAAATAATGGTCGGACCCGTCCTCGTTATTAGGTGGGACGGGAGAAACCGTAGTAGTGGATAATGGTTCGTTATCTTCAATCGAAAAACCAAATAGTCTCGACATAATTTAATTAAAAGATATATACTCTTATTATTTATCCTTGCGCGGTATTGCTACCTGGTGCTTCGGGATACCAGAAGTTGATTTGGAATTCTACAGTGAATTCTTCAATGGTATCAGTACTATCGTAAGACAAGTCAATAGCAGAAACGTTTGTTGGGAAGATATCCTTAAACTTGTACTGAGCTAAAACATTAGCATTTCCACCAGTACCGGTTCCACTTTCTTTTCCAACAGTTGCTCTTCCAAGTTGAACTACGGTAGCATCCGCCATGTAATCATTAGGAGTAGTGAGACCACTGTGGTCTGAATACTGACCTATGTTTTGCATCCATGCTTCAAACGCTCTTCTGTATTGGAAGTCTTCATCGTTAATAACGGTGATAGTCCAAGTATCAAACGTTCTATCACCAGCAACTTTCATGGTTCTACCCCTGAAAGGAACTTCGATTGGTGAAATGTTTGAAGCAGGTAAAGCAGCTGCCTTACATAAGAAAGAAAACTTCTCAGCGTCATATGATCCGCTGCCGTCTCCTTGAACTCCAAGTCTTACACCAGGTGGAAAACTTGGAAGTGTGACTTCAAATAGATTGGGGCGAGCGCCGCCGCCCTCAAGTTTTGTTTTGAATTGTGAGAGACCTTTGATAGTAGCCATTTTTTAATTCTCCTCTGTAATTAATTTATTAGAATAATCAAACAGATCCAGCAACTTCTTCAAAGCTTACGCCAGTTCTGGTTGCAACGAATGTTAGGGTTACGAAGTTAATTGATTTAGCTGGTTTCAGGAAAATATCAGCTCTAAACTCATTATTATCAATCACGTCTGGAGTGTTATTTGTTTCATCACATCTAACGAAGAATCCATATAGACCTCTCTTCGCCTGAACATCGCGTAAATAAGGTTCAACAATGTTAATGAAGTTTGCTCTTGTAATCTCATCATTGAGTTCAAAGAGTTGTGCTTGAGCGGTTCTTTCGAGTGCTTGTTCGACAGTTAAGAATAGTCTGCGGACATTAATTCTATCGAATGCAGAAGCAAAACCGAGAGCGGTCTTATCACCAAAGAGAATAATACCAACACCTGGTTGATTAATAATAGAGTTAATTCTTTGTGGATAAAGTTGATCTCTCTGTGCCTTATTTGGATTATATGCTAGTTTAATAGCATTATTCAGTACGCCTCTTTGTTGACCTGCAGGAGAGAACCAAGGATATGCAAAGATTGAAGTTCTTACACATAGTCCTGCAACATCAGCGTTACATGGAATATAACGGAATCTATTGTTGAAACGATCGAAGGTGTACTTATATCCTGCGTCAAATATTGCATATGATGAAGATGAAAGGGGAGAGAAGAATTGTAGGATATTATCAGTTTGAGTATCTGTATTTGTAATATCGACAACATCTGCGCGATGAGGTGAAATTACGGCAACACAATCCTTTCTTGAATTTGCAATAGAAATTAGTTGATTTGCCTTTGCTTGAGACTCAAATTTGTTTGATAAACCTGGTCCCATAATTAGATAATCAACTGCAATTTCATCTCTGTTTGAGAACAAATTATATGCAGTAAATAAGTCTCCTAGAGTTGCAGTCATACCATTCAATGCGGAATAATCTACTCCACCTGACAAGGAATAAGTTACATTACCTATAGTACTGAAAACTCTTCCTTGACTATCTAAATTCCACAGACCAGCTGCTGTTGTATTTGGGATAAATCCTTGGGAGAATCCACTTGGGACTACATCTTCATTTGCATTTAAATCGTCTGATGGATTATCTCCAACATACAAATATTTGGAGAATATTGCAACCGCATTTTTCCACCAAATCTTTTGTGGGGAATTTACTGCAGAAACAGCATCAGTTGCTTTGGATAATCCAATCCACTTCTCCAATAAATTACCTTGAATTCCAGTAACTGATCCAGTATCATCGACCACTACTACGTGAATTTCATCATCTTTTCCACTTCTATCAGATACATACTGAGAAGTTCCTGGTTTTGGAGCAATTGATCTCCACAAAATAGTAGTGTTTGTGAGATCTAATGTCTGTTCGTCATACCAGTCTAAGACAGGATTAGTTCCTGTGTTTACCGAAGAACTAGTAGAAGCAATACCTGCACTTGTGATTAAGGAAACTGTGAATGAACCACCTGGGTTAACAGGCGTAAAAGATCTCAATCTACTAAATGGAGCATACTCTACTGGAGTTTCTACGTTATTAGTATCTACTACGGAGAGAACTTTTACATTAACTGTACTGGAACCAACGCCAGTTACAATTCCTTTAAGATAACCACTGAAAACAGATGTGGTACCGACACCTGCAGATGGAACGTTCAATAAGGTTGTGGTTATACCATAACCGACCTGTGCCATTGAGGCAGCCATTGGTCCAATATTGATAATCTGGTCTGCGCGATTATCAATAACACATACCTTCAGATCGTTCGACCAAGATCCTGGAGTTTTTGCTGCGAAAATATAGTTGGCAATATCATCAGCATAATTTGCTTCGTAATCGTCAAAGTTCTTAATCTTTAGTGTTGGTTCACCTGCAGTTGAAATTCCAGATGAATTTCTTATCGCATTTGCATTGGTGAGGGTAGAACCATTGGTTCTTACTACTTTAAGAACACCGCCATATGAAAGAAAGGATGATGCGCTCATCCAATACTCATATTGAGCGTCCATTGAAGATGGTTTGCCAAAAACATCTATCAGTTCGTTTTCTGTAGTAATATCAATCGGGTCATTTACAGGTCCAATTGCAAAAGGTCCAGCAATTGCCCCAATATTATCTAATACATTATCAGCTCTCCCTACAGTTAAATCAACCTCTCTGACTAGTACACCAGGAGATAATTGAGGAGTCGCCATTTTTTTCTCCGTAAAGTCTCAGTTTATCTAAAAAATATTTATTAAAAATTATATTTACATATACTCCCACATGTAAGAACGATCTCCATACTCATCCAAATACCACCTATCTCCATCGGTGTCAACAAAACTGTTTTCATCTAATCCATCAGAAATGAATCCAAATGGAGACATGTCCTGTTCGATTTGATTTTTTTGTTCTTCATATAACCTTTTCCTGACATCCTGATCGGTAAGTTCTTTAAAGTAATCTTGAGCGACTAACCACGCATAAATGACTAGACACATTGCCAAATCATCATTACACCCTTCTTCTGCCTCAAAAGAATTATGCTTTTGAATGAATGTGGTTAGTTCTGAGATTATTTCATAATCATTTAAGTATAATTTATCTTCCTCAATCATTGTCTTTAGATTGAGACATCCAATTTTTTTTACAGTTTTGGACATCTTAACTCCAAGTTGAGTTTTCTTTCCAGAAAATCCTTGCCCGACTATTTGACCTGCTCTACCTCTCATCGAACACATTAAGAGATTGTTATATTCCAGGTCATATTGTAAGATACTAGCAACTTGATCTCCAACATCGTTCACTTCACACAAAATGTATGCATTATTATATGCTGTAGCAGCTTCATGAATAATGCTAGGAAACAGCATCGGTTTTATTTCATTATTCCTATATTTTGCAACTACTTTATGTGGGAACTGGGTTATATCAACAACAGCAAACGCAGAGTAATCATTTCCTACACCTCTAGCAACATCTACTGTTATTAGATAATCATGATTTTCCTCTGGATCTGCATAAACATCTAATCCAGCACTACGAGTCTTAGGATGATCGTAAACTAAGTTTCTGAGTTTACTTGGTGCAATAAGAGTATCTACTGAACCTAAAAATTCGCATTCAAATTCTACTTTAAACTGTTGTTCTGAAGTGTTTGCAATTGTCTGCTTTTTCCACTCTTCATCTCTACCAGGAACCTCACTCCAATGAACGTCGGTAAATACATATTCATTCTTTCTCTTCTCCGCATCATGCCACATTCGGTAGAAGTGATTCATACCATGTGGCGTAGATACAATAATTACCTTGGTTTGTTTACCTGAAGTAATTGTAGGATAAACTGACGCAAAGAATGAATCTGCAATGTGGTTTGGGACGAAAGCAAATTCGTCCAAAAATAAGATATTGAATGACATACCACGAACTGCAGAAGCAGAAGTAGAAGCAGCCAAGATTTTACTTCCATTTTCCAGTTCCAAAGATCCTTTGTTCCAGGAAATAATTCCTTGTTGCATCCACTTTGGTAAGTTTTCATATGCAGTTTGTAGACGATCTAAGAGTTCCCTAGCAGTAGCAGCTTTGTTTGCAAGAATACCAATATTTACATTATCATTAAATACTGCATAATGAAGCAAAAAAGATACCACAGTGGTAGACTTACCAGTCTGTCTTGGCATCTTACAAATATTAAATCTATGACTATGAAAGTTATTGATTAACTTCTCTTGGAAATGATATGGTTTAAAAGTTTGTAGACCATGATCCAGAGTTACGATCTTTACGTAATTATTTGCAAAATAAACAGGATCGTCTTTGCACTTAACAAACTCAAGAATTTGCTCTTGTGTAAATTCAATAGGGGTATTTGCTTTTTTTAAAAGCGGATTACCAAGATAAACATCAGACATAATAAATCAACCTAAAATTAACAGTTCCAAGCCCTAAGAGACTTGTTGATTCTTGAATTTGGATCGTTTGCTGTTTTTGCTGAAGTTAGTTTCTTTTTCATTCCAGACATACGAGCACAAAAACTTTTTCTACGTGGATTTCCAACTTTTTTTGATGGCGCTTTAAGGTCACTTCCGGGATTTTCACGCTCATAAGATTTGCGTCCCTTTTCGTTTAGGCCACCCTTTGGATTTTTACCCTCCTTATTTTGCCATGCCTCACCTTCTTGCAACTCAACTTCTTCACCCATTGGTTTTATATATGCCTTACTTGAACCTGGTTTTGCTGAACTTCCACCTTGTGGTCCAAATGCTTGGATAATTGGTTCTCCGGAAGTGAAATTAGATACTGTATGATGAACTACTTTTGAACCAGGATAAACTTTCTGAAGTTCATCATTAATTTCTTGACGTGATGGAGTTTTAATTTGTGGAAAGAACATTTTTAATGAATAATACTTTCCTCTCCAAAGAAGAGTTACTGCTGTAACGTTTCCGGTTTGTGCCTGAAGTCTTGTTGCTTCATCCACCTGAGACTTAAATCCTTTAATTGGTTCTGGTTGAATCAAATCGACTACTTCTGCAAAAGTGTTCCCATCAGCATCTTCAATGGTTACATCTTCTGTCTTTACGCAGTTTGGATACCTTTTTCCAAACATTGTTTTCATACCTTTCTTTTTATAACCAGGCCAGCACTTTTCAGATAAAACATCATCTAAAATTTTATCAACTAGATTTTGCTCTTCCATTTCTCCACTTGCAATATAGTCCGCTGCAATATCAATATAATCTGCTGCTTTAGTAATTTTCGACTGCACCCATGCCTCAAGATCTCCTTCACCCTTTCCAACCTTTGTTTGAAGTCTTTTCACTGCATTTGAAATAGTTTGGAGTTCTGATCTTGCCATCGAATACTCTTCATCTTTAACAGAAACTTTATCCCATGCTTTTTCTCCATAAGAGCATTCAGATCTAGTTTCCCTTTTATCACATAACGGACAGTATCTTTGCTCTTCAACTGCCTCTGACTTATTTCCCCAGTTATCAGCACCAACTTTACGGCACTTAACAAGTGCTCCAGAAGCATATGCACTTGGCCAAACACTATAACGAGACTTTACTTTATGGTAGCAAGCATCTTTTTTACCACTACCTTTACCTGGTTTATCTTCCGCTTCTTGTACGTCCATTTCTTCTTTCATTTTCTTTTTAGGTGAATCGGTAGAAACATATGTTGGTTTCGCAGATCCTGTTTTTTGTTGCTGACCAGGATCTGCTGCTTTTTTCCTTACTGATGCAGAACGTCTTTCTGCTGGCGTCATACTTGCTCTTTTTGCTGAAGAAACGCACTTGGGCGTTCCTTCTCCAGGTTCATCACTTGCACATGTACCACCAGTCACCACATTTACCCATCCAGACTTACCATCTTTTGATTTGGATTTGCCAAACCAGTCACGAAGACCTTCTTCGGTAACATCTTTAAATTTTTTATGATGCTTTTTAGCATCTGCTTCCATTTTTTTAAGACGAGTATAATAATCCGGAATTTCATCTAAATGCTGAAGAGCTATATCTCTAGCAAGATCATGATCTTGCGTATGTTCGTGTTCAATTGGTTCACCCATATCAAGTTGTTTCTGTATAAAAGAAACATCAAGGCGATGCTTTTTTGCTATCTGTTCAACTGTTTTGTGTGACTTAAGTTTAGGCATCATTCAACTGGATTTGATTTAGTCTCTTCACCTTTTGCTCTCTTTTTTCTACCAGCACAGTGTGCCTTTTGAGAAAATCCTTTTGGATTGGAGCAATCAATACTCTTTTTATATTTATTGCTCCAGTCTTCTTGAAACTGCTTAAACGTTTTCATTTTCAGTTTGCTGTTTTAGAAGTTTTGCTAGTTCTGCAGTAGATCCAACAAATAAGGCATTATTAACTGTTGTTGGTCCTTTTGGTTTATCTTCTTCGACATCTTTTAGTATCTTATGAACCAAAAGTATCTTATCTGCAATTTCACCAGTGCTTTTAATTAACTGCCCTGCAACTTCATAAGCACGGGGCATCTCACTTTCTTGAGCCAGTTCAAGAATTCCATTAAGTGCTTCTTGACTTTTCTCCATTAGAGAATACAAATTTCCTCTTGCGTATTCGTAGTCTTTTTCGACATCAGTCTTTTCATCTTTTTTAGTAGATTCTGAAATATTTTTTATATCCTTATCTACTTTATCCAACTCGGAGGAAATTGTTTCACTTGCAACGTTGAACACTTCGTTTAACTTTTCAAATTTTTTACTCATATCTATCAACTATAAGAACTTCCAAACCCAAAGTCGTCCCCAAATTCAATTAAATCATTATCAGGATCCACGATAAGTTTAACTTCAGTGCCAGATACATGAGTTGAAATTGGAGTTCCATAAGACCCTCTATTTACATTTAGAACATTTCCACTCTTTTTAGTAACCTGGAGAGTTTCGTCGTTAATAGTAATAAAACTATTTACTGGGATTGTAGAAGAGTCTGAAACTGTGATTACATCATTATCAATTTCAATATCCTTAGAAATTGATGTAACCACATTATCAGTATAACTCTTTGATGCTATAGGATCTACGCTATATGTAAGATCTCTTGTGGTAGACTTTGTGTCCCCAGATATAAATCCAAGAGAAACTTTTTTGATAATATCGTCGGATGCAGAAGAAATAGGTCCAAAGAGATAATTTTTAACCGTAAATCTAAGAGTATAAATTAACGCTCTACGAGTACTGTAGTCACCTTCATAGTTATCGGACATTGTAATTCCATTCAGAGTAACTGGAACGTCTCTTTTTTCTCCTATTAAATTTAAGAGATTGATACTTATAGTGTAAGACGGACCAAAATAAGGTAATATTTGTTCTATAATTTGAAGCATATCATCATCCAACTTAGTCATGATACTAAGTTCAAATTCCATATTATAAGGAACGGGCATATACGTCTTTCTAATATCATTACCACTTGTTGTCGTTGGACTTAAGAAAGTTTGAGTTGATGTTACCTTTCTAGTTGGATCATAATTTAATCCGATAAATTCAAACGACATTCTAGGTAAAGTTATCTGAACTGGACTATTCAGATTTGGTTGCTGTTCGACACGAGCAAGAAATTTTTGAATTGGTCCATATGCAATTGGAACTTTAATTAGAGAAACTACCTCGCCTGTATTTTTCTTGTGCTTAATAGTTATGTCATTGAATAAAGTACCAAAACCAATAATAGTTTTTCTTAGAATTTCGTGATAAAAATATTCAAACATAGTTCTATTTGATACATTGTACTATTTAACTGTTTAAGGAGTTCCGAATGGATTGTCCTCACTAAAATCTAGAATACCATCTGCTTCAAGTTCAATCTGCCTATTATCACCAAAACGATTTTTTGTATTTTCTCCATCATGAGCGGAGTCTAAATTATCAATGGAACCTAAGTTATCTGTATATACAACTCTTAGAGAATATTGAGCTCCTGATGTTTGTCCGGTCAGTGTTTCGCCTGGAGTAAATATACCATTAATATTTGATACCTCTAATACCTTTGTAATTGAATTCCAATTTTTAACTCTAGCAGTCACACTACTTGCACTTCCAACAATAACTTCATTGTAAATGTAAGTTCCAAATCCAACATAAACGTTAGGAGATCCTATTACGATAGTTGGTGTTGTTGTATATCCTAAACCGGAATTTGTAATTCTAATTTGAGTTACTTGTCCTGCAGAGTTAATAATTGCTTTAGCAGAGGCTGCAATTGAAGAAATTCCGCTGAATGTAACAGTCGGGGATGTAGTATATCCACTTCCACCATTAGTTACTGTAATAATTCCAACGATACCATTTCCAATTGATGCTATACCAACTGCACCAGATCCACCACCACCTGTGAATGAAACTTTTGGAGCTACAGTATATCCAGCACCAGGATTAGTTAAATCTACTCCCTGAACTCTAAATTTTGTTTCATCTGGTTCGCATATATCAACAATACCAGACAACATTGTTGCGATACCTGTTGCAGTGATTCCGCCAAAAGGAGCGGAAGAGAATGCGACAACTGGAGGTGATGTATAATTATTTCCTCTATTTGTAATAGTTACAGATCTAACTCCCCCATTTACAATTCTGGTAATTGCAGATGCTGTAGAACCAATACCTATTAACTGTAGAGACTGAATAATTGCGTCTTGTGCTGTATTGTCATCAATATCTATCAGACCAGTGTCGATGACTTCATCTTCATATCTAAAGAGTTCACATCTTAACTCATAAGTATACAATCCTTGGAGTTGATAAAATGGTTTTTCGTGCTCTACATATTTAATTTCAAATAAGCGATCTCCTAGAGGAAAATAAATTAAATCACCTTCTTTAGGTCTTTTTGATAACTTTATATTTGGTTGGTCTTTGATAAGAGGTTGTATATAATTTTCCCATCTTTCTCTTGAGATGATTAATGTCAAATCATCTAATTCTTGAATGCCAAATTTTGATAATATGGTTCCTTGTCCCCCATATCCTTCATATGTATCAACATATGCTTCTATTGGGAAAGCACTATTGAATTGAGACTCAATTACTTCTTTTATAATAGTCTTTTCTGTGATATATTGTCTTGGGAGATAATGAACTTCAACGCCATACATTCTAAGTTGTTCGTTAATCAAATCTTGAATAAGACCCTGCTCTGACTTAGATCCCTGAAGAAAGAATGGATTTAGCATATATTTTATCCAATCATGTCTAATGGGGGAAGTTCGTATGTGCTAGACATTTTCTCCATTAGTATGTCTATTTCTCTCTGTCCGTCATCATACATTTGTCTACCATTTAGTTCTACCCCACCCGGAAGTTTAACTCCAGTAAACTTGATTAAATTTTGCCCCCACTGTCTTTTAATCATTGCAGTCAGATAAGGTTTGATAAACGAATCATTCCATACTCGCGAATAATCATTAGGATCGAGAGTTGAATAGCAATCAATAACAACATATTGTCCGGGAGAAACTGCACCCCAGTCAATATCCAAATATAATCTATCTTGTCTTTTATTAAATCTTATCTGCTTTTGGGTATTAAGTAAAAAGTCTAAATCTTCTAAGTATGTTTTAACCATAGAATAACTTAAAAGTTCAGTTGTTCCCCAGTAATACACATCATTTAAGAACAACTGATACTTGACACTAAACATATTATTAGTGATGGTATTTGTACCATCAAAAGTAAATATTTTATTGATCCCTATAATATTTGGAGGAACTTGAATATAGTTGCTGTTTTCTGTATATGTAAATGTAGTTGCTGTACCGACAATATTTGATGTTGCCGTTGTAGTTGCTAGTCCAATATTACTTCTACCAGATCCAGCTCTTCCCCTATCAATATCATTTTGTGTGATTTGATATTTAAAGAATGCCGGATAAACTCCATCAAAATGTCGTTCTTGAAAGAACTGAATGGTATCATCTACTAGATCTTCTATTTGCTCCTGCGCTACATTAATCTCCAACACAGGAGCACCAAGCTTCCTCAAACAGTAATCTATTAGTTCTTGTCTGGTAGATGGTTGAGCCATTAGAAATTCAGATTTGAGATTACTTCTTGTTGACTAAAGTATAATTTTACATAACTCTTAGATATAGTTCTTAGAGTTTCAATATCATCTATACTATCTATATCTCTTGCGAGTTTTTCATATTCAAATAGTTTATTCAAACTTTCAAGTGTTACTTTATCAGGATCCATTAATCAAACTCCTCAACATAGTTTTAATTTCATTCATATCTGTTTTAAGTGAATTCAAATCACTTTCAATATCAGACATTCTTTTTGCCTTGTCTTCATTTATTCTTTTGGATTCCATATAATTTTGATAGGCATTCATATCTGTATTTAATATTGCATTGGAGGATTTATCTCTGAAGAGACTTGGATGACCTTTTACTTGTATTTTTTCCATAATTACGCAAGAGCAATAATTCTCAAATCTCTAAATCTTGGAGGATATGTTTGTGAAGTTGAAGAACCTATAAGTTTTACACTGAAGTATTTAAATGATTCAAGATTATTAATTGTAAATTCATAATCAGTAAATGTAAGTTCTTCACTCAAGAATCCAAGTTGGGAAGTCACTGCAAGTGGAAGATCTGGTCTTCCGTTATTATTTGAAATATTAAGAGTTCTTCCATCACCACTTACGTTTCCATTTCCTGGGAATGGATAATAAACCGGTGTTTCGTTGGCATCTTTCATGATAGCAAACATTGCTCTTACATCATTGAAAATATTCAAGTGTGCCGAAAGAATAATTTTAATTGATGTTGCAGGAACCTCAAGTTCAATCGGTTTAGAGGCATATACAAATGCATTAGGATCAGTTTCTAAGAGAGATACTCTCTCATCTCCAACATAATCGGTCACAGGTTCATTGACTCTGTTTGAAACTAAAATCATACCTACTCTATCAAGATCAACTACTGGAGATAGATATTGATTTATTGTTGATAGATTTAGAGTCATTTGCAATGACTTATTTCCGGCAATGATATTGTTTAAGAATTGTCTTTCATTTACTCTAGATGCTATAATTCTTGGATTTTCGAAGAAGTTGTCTTGATTTAACTTGATAGCCCTAGTACCTCTATCCAAGAATGATTCTTCAGAACCATCTATACTTGTTCCACTAATCGTTCTCATTGAGGCAGTGATAGTTGTCTGAGGTGGAGTAAAAGTTTGAACGATTGGTTGAGCGATATCATATGGAATATTTTGAGTTGCCTCTATAATTGGACCACCAGTTGACTTTGTGGAATTCAAATAAAGTTTGGGGAAACTTAATCCCGTACTTCTATTGGTTCCATTGGCAGACGGATCAATCTTAATATAATAAGAATCTAACGTATTTTCTTTAGTACTATCAGTTACATCTTGAAGTGCGTGTGCGGTATTAATTCTTCTTAGAGAAACTCCAGCAAGTTCATATTTAAAAACGAAGGAGTTTGCTGGGTGTCTAATTTGTAATGTTGAATCAACACCTCTAGTAATGCCAGTGAAAACATTTCCATTCAGACCAGTATAAGAAATAATCTCAGAATTGACTATAATGTAACCTGGATTTGTGGAAGAAATACCTACATTTTCAAAAGTGTTAAATGCAGTAGTAAGTCCAGTGACTACAAGGTTACCGGTAAAGTCTCTTTCAACATCGTTAGTGAGTTTAACTGGATCAATATCAGAAATACCATTAGAAATACGAACAACGTTTGTTAAAGCGTGCATTCCGTGATTTCTATGCTTCACATTAATATACAATCCATCTCTTTCTGTTACAACTTCATTTGCAAATACCAGACCTCCGTTTAGATCTGTATAACCAATTCCGGGAACCACACTAAAGTATTGGATAGATTTTGCAACCCCAACTTCAAATTCACCTTGTACGTTGTCAACAACTAGTTCATTAAATGCAGAAAGTTGCTGTACTGAAAGTCTCAGATTTCTACCAATTGAAGTAATACCAATTGCATCAGCAGTTAATATTTCTCCAATTTGATAACCACTGCCACCAGAGGAAATACCTGCAGATGTAATAGCACCATTAGTTACTGTAATATTTGCCGTTGCTCCTCTACCGAATCCACTAACTGATGTAAGTGGAACACCAGAGTAAGACAGAGTTCCTGTAGATGGAGTATATCCAATACCAGAGTTTGGAATACTTAAAGTTCCTGTCGCAACACCAGTCACATAAGCAAAATCACCAATTGCATTTGTGTTTCTTTGTCTAACGAAACTTCCTGCAGTTAGATCTGTAATTGTGGATGAAGATAAGGTAGTACCTAAACCAACTCTAACTCTTCTAGATTCAATATCCAATGCATTATTGCGTAAAATTGCAATCTGATCGTTGCTTCTATTCAATTCTGGATTAAAGAAACTTACAGTTCCTGTGGGTTCAAAAACGGCAGCATAAAGATTGAACTTAAGATCTTCATATTGAGAAGGAGTCCAAGTAGAAGCATTCTGCGATTTAAAGAGAGAACCGAGCGTAGGTTGAGTTGTAACCAATCTCTGCTGAGATTCTGGGAGTAAAGCTGTTGTAATATCAACTTCACCTAGACGTGAAACAAATACACTATAATCACTAGAATCGGAAAGAAGAACTAATGCGTGTTCTTTGTTACCTTCAAGGTACACTGGTGCTTGGAACTTAACTCTTGTTGCTAGTCTTCCATCTTGAGAAATATTAATGTCTTTTGGTAATATTTCTACTTTACTGAATGGATAGATTTTTTGTGTGGGTATTCCTAGTTCAACTGAGCGTAACTCAACATAAACAGGAAGTTCAGGTGCCTTAGAATAGAAGAAAACGTCTATAGAAGTAGCATATCTTCCAATTTGATCTTCATCAGATCCAATTTTAAATGTTTGTGCGAGTGGATCTGTTCCAGTATAACCTG